GCATTGCCTTGATTACTTCTTACTGTCCAGTCTTGTAAGTATCCGTTTGTTGGACTGCCCGAAATCCACTCTGCGGAAAACCCCACAAGGTTTGGCAAAGTCACAATGTTGTTTGTATCAATGTTTAACGCTGTGCCACTTGTGCTGCTTGATGAGATGCCAGCAACACCACCTACACCCGCCGCTAACTTAGCAGCAGTCACCGCACCATTAGCAATCTTGTTGGTACTAACAGCACCATCAGTAACACTCTGCACACCCAACACATCACCAAGAGCCACAACAAAGTCAATGCTGTCGCTAGCTGTCAGTGCGCTGTCAAAGATTAGGTTGCTACCTGATACTGTGAAGCTGTCTTGTGGTGCTTGGATTACACCATTGAGAGAGACTAGCAGTTGATTAGCAGTCTCAGGATAGTATGCTGCGCCACCTAGCGTAAGAGCGTAGGTAGCGGTAGCAGAGGCAGTCAGGTTATCAAGTTTATGAAACCCACCGCCCACAGGTGATTTACCTATGTAGGGCATTAGTCTGCCTCCTGTATTGTTAGTGTGCCAGCTTCTACCTGACGCATAATTTCAACATAATCGGCACTGTTTGCAGATATTGGAATGTGCTTGTACGTTGTATGACCAGTATCATTTGTGCCTAAGTTCAACTTAATATGGGTCTTGGTTGCACCATCTTCAGCGTATAAATATTTTGCGCTAATAATAATCATAGTTCTGCATCCGCTTGGAAATTATAAACAAAAAACGCAGTGTCATTCGTATCTCTTAGTGTGGCTTTTATATAAGAGGAAACATCTAAATCAACCGTACCATTAGCCTGTGTGTAGGTTAAAGTGGGATTTGTTCTCATAGTTACAGGGTATTCAATATGAACAGTACCACCAGTGCCATAGACAGATGAGTAGAACCTAGGCCATCCTAACTCAGCATCTTCATCTCCCGAAGATGAAACAAAAGGCCGATAGCAATAACGCTCACACCTACGCAACTCATCTGCATAGCTACGATGCTCAAACGGTGTGGCTGTCTCGCCTACTTCTAGCTGGACGCCTGTGATGTAGAAGGTGCCTGTTTGTGCTATGAAGTTTACTTGGTCAGAAAAAGCATAATCATCTGTGTTCGTATGCGCACCCCATCCTGTATGTGGCGTTCCTGTCCAATCTGTTCCTGCCGCAAAAATCCAAGCAACTTGCAGACTTCCTCCGTTATCATTATCAAATCCAGCACCACTATCCGTGTCACCATCAATGGTAATCGTTTTGTATTCCCAAGTATCAGCAGTGTTTATTGTAAAACTTTGCAGATTTGTGCGTGTAGCATCTAAATTGTAAAACAGACAACTATACTTTCCTATCAAACTGCTTCTAACCCAGAAAGACAAAGTTAGAGATTTAGCTGATGATGTGCCATAGGCTAAGTGTTGTAAATTCTGACCTTCAATTTGTTGTCTAAGTATACAAAGTTCATCTGCGGCAAGTGCAGTTTCGGCTGTTGTTACTTCTAACTTCCAACTATTTGCAAAACCTTGCCCACTTGGCACTGTTGTTGATTGTGAATGTGTTACTGCCAATTCATCTGTCGCTATAGGAGAAAAGTTAAATCTATCTACTGTGTAATACCCAGCAGTTACAGAAGTGCTTGACGTTCCCCGCTGTGCCACCTGCATCGCACCATTGATGATAAGATTTCTAGCCCCTGCATATTGCTCTTGTGAGGCTGGTAGTATTTTACTTAGTGCCATTATAGCCTCCTATTAGTAAGGGCTTGCACCAAGTACTGATGTATCCCAAGCAGCTTTAAGTTCAGTAATAGTCGTAGCATTAGCAATAGCAGCAGCCGCTGGTGCATCACGCAGTGCGTTCTTAGCAGCAGCAATAGCTGTTGTATCTGCACCTGTTTCTAGTGCTTTCATTAACTCTACGTCTTTAGTTTCTAACAGAGGCTTACGAGCCTCACGAACTTTGTCCTTAAAGATTTCACGTGCAGACTCAATGTCTTCTGAGATTACTGCACCATTGAGTACCCAAGCCCCACGGAAATCACGGTTGGCTGGTACTGTTACGGTTGAGGCATCTGCCTGATTACCGTCTTTATCTACGATATAAGTATTGACCATTAGTTTCTCCTATGCGGCAAGGTCAGTTAAAGAGAGGTCATCGCTAATCTTCCAAGCGTTACGCCACTCTCTCGTTTGAGGTAGTTGTTCTTTCTTGCAGATAACCATCTTTAGACGGTTACCTTCATTATATGTTTTCCAGACAGACTCAGGGCAGTCCTTGAGAATTAAGTACTCAATAGCCTCTTCTTCTGTCATAGCTTCTACAGGTTCTGTGTTGAGCAGCAAGTAACCACGAGTGTGCTTCTTAAAGTCAGGCTGCGCCTCGTCCTTTGCCAGTTCCCAATACACCCATACAGGGGGGAGTATGCCACCTTGTAGGGCTGCTGCCATCCAGTTAGGGTCAGGTACAAGTATCTTAGCGCACTCATCAACGCTGTCCTCATAGACAACCCGATAGTCTGAC